CAGCTCACTGCCGACCAACTGTCCCAACTGCTCCTCTACACAATGAATGCCTCCGAAGGATATCAGACAATTTCTGATTGCTTTGGCGGAGCAATGAAAACAGGTTGGAATCTTGCCTCAATTTGGATGGATTACCGTGATGATCCAGTCAATGGGGACATCAGATTTCAAAGGGAGCCTTTCAATGGATTTATTACCGACCCTTACTTCACTAAGCTTGATTTTAGCGATTGTTCTTATATTCAGCGACGGAAATACCTTGGTTTAGACCAGTGCGAATCGCTTCTTCCAGGTCGCGAAAAGGATCTTAGAGCCCTTCATAAAATGGGTTGGGCGAGAGACGACAAATTTACCTGGCTTCCCTACCAAAGACAGCCTAATGGCCAGGATTTACTAGCTTATAACGAATTTTACCTCCAAAAGTGGCGAAATGTACCGATGCTCGTGGACATGGAAACGGGAGAATTTACCGAATTTGATGTCGACGACGACCGTATGCGCGAGTTTTTAAGAGCTTATCCCCAGCTCAAAGTAGTAAAAAAGCCAAAGCGGTACATTGAGCGCCACGTTATCGTCAACGACGAATTAATGCTGACCGATGAGAACCCTTACGGTCTTGATGAGTATCCTTTCGTCCCTTTTGTGGGGATTTTTGAACCAGAATCGGATCAATGGGGCTTGAAAGTCCAGTCTTTAATACGTTGTATGATAGATCCCCAAAAAGAAGCCAATCGACGTCGTTCCCAAATGGTCGACATCTTGGATTCTCAGATAAACTCGGGCTGGATTGCTGATGAAAATTCTGTCATTAATCCCCGCTCTTTATTTCAGTCATCTCAAGGAAAAGTTGTTTGGCGAAATCAAGACGCAAAGCCCGGCGCAGTAGAAAAAATACCTCCTGCACAAATTCCTCCTTCAATGTTCCAGCTTCAAGAGCTATTTGATAAAGATATGATGGAAATTGTCGGTGTAAATGATGCGTCGTTTGGGGTAACAGAAAATGCGGGTGAGAGTGGAATAATGATGATGCTGCGTCAAGGTGCAGCACTCGTAAATCTTCAGGATGTTTTCGACAACTTACGTTTAAGCCAAAAATCTCTCTCTCGTAAGGCATTAAAATTAATTCAGACATGGTCGCCTCAAAAAGTTGAAAGGATAATAAATCAAAAACCTTCTCAGCAGTTCTATAGCAAAGACTTCACGAAATACGATGTGGTCGTTAAGGAAGGAATTCTTACCGACACGCAACAGCAGATGTACTTTAGACAGCTTGTTGATCTAAAACAACTTGGAGCGCCCGTCACTGGAGAAATGCTCGCACAAGCGGCTCCAATTCAAGGGAAGTCTACTTTCTTGGAAGAACTCAAGAAACTCGAGCAGCAACAAGCTCAAGCAGCTCAACAACAGGCTCAGTTGCAGAACGAATTGGTCGAATCTGACAGACAAATGCGACAAGCCAAAGCTATTTCAGACATTTCTCTTTCCAAAGAGCGTTTCACACGAGCTGTTGCAAACATGGGTCTTGAAGATGAAAGAGCCTCCAAAGCAGTTCAAGATCGGGCAGATTCAGCTCTTAGTCGCGTAAAGGCTATGAAAGAACTGCAGTCTATGGACACAGAACAGTTAGTAAAATATTTATCCATTGTACGACTGATGGAAGAAATGAATCGTTCCCAAGAGCAAAACGTTAAGGCGGACGACGTACAAATTTCAGCGGAAGGAGAGCATGGTGCTCAAGCTCCAATGAATCCTCTTCAGGAGCAGTTTTCTGAAGAGATTATTAACCAACAGCCTGCGGAGGTAACCAATGAAGGGTTATAACAGCAAAGAAGCTATGGCAGGTCATCGCTATAACATGTCTGCTAAACACAGACGTCGCGAAAGCGAAGGTATGAAGCGCTATGAAGATAGCCGCAAAGACAGTTCTAAAAGGATTGACACTGCGTCTAAGCACACTTTTGGCGTCAATACTATGAGCGAAGATTTTGACATGAACCGGATCAAAGAGATCCCCCAGGAGTCTAGAGGATATTGCTCTGAAGCTTGGGATTACAAATATTAGGAAACTGATATGGCACAAGAGACTGGGGAAACCCGTGACGCAATCATAGAAGCTGACAATCAAAAGATCCAAGAGATCCTTTCGGCGAATAAGCATCGCACCGATCCATATTGGATTGTTGTGTTTGCCAAGCCAGCCAAGGTTAGCGTAGATGGCCTTCCCACCTTGATGAAACACATTAAGCCTTATTCAACAAAACCCCCTGCGCAAGTAGGGCAGATTGTTGGAGAGGTGAATAATGCCACTGGACAGATCCAGTGGGACGTCAATATGCCACAGAGGCCTTTTGACTTTGATGCCCTAGCTAGCCTAGGGGGTAAGCCCACAGACGAGGTTGTCGTAGAAACAACCAGTATTCCGGGAGCTTACATAACTAAATAGTGCCGCCGACCGTCTCAATGACTGTTCCACAGGGGAAACCCTAGTCGAGACAACGGGCGAATTTAAGGAGCTACGCACATGAGTGAAGAAGCAAACTATTCGGGCGATGAAATGCAGGAGGCCGCCGCTCCAACAGCTGATTCCGGTCAGGATGTATCGACAGAGCAAGTAACTGAGCAACCTAATGAACAGGTTCCCCTTAGTGCTTTGCAATCTGAAAGAGCACAACGGCAACAGCTGGCAGAAGAACTTCAGATGATGAAGGAGCACATTTCGCTGCTTCAGTCATCACAACAGCAATCTCAACCCAAAAGACAAGATCCTTTGGATGGGCTTCCTGATGATGACATTCCGACAATGGGTGATATCAAAAAACTCTTTCGAGAGAGAGAGAAACAATATCAAGCCAGTTTGACGGAAATGCAGATGGCGCAAAGGCACCCTGATTATTCTGAAGTAATTAGTAAGTATTTACCCGAAGTAATTAAACAAAACCCAAGTTTTAAAACAAAACTACAAGAGACTCAGGATTACGAATTAGCGTATTACCTGGCGAAAAACTCGGAAGGATATCGATCCGCGCATAAAAAATCCCAAAAGAACGCAGACGCGGCGAAGGTTGTCCAAAATAGCCAAATGGCTGGAAGCCTATCGAGCATGGGAACGACATCTCCGATCAATACCGCCAAAAGATATCGCGAAATGAGTGACGACGATTTTCGAAGAGAGATGAATAAGAACTTGGGCTACGCATAACGATAAAGAGGAAAAAAGATGGCTATTACAACAACTGCCGTTCTACCTCCAGCTGTTCGGGATTACTATGACAGACTTCTGCTAATGACTGCCTATCCGCAGCTCATCCATACGAAGTTTGCTCAGAAGAGAATCCTGCCAGAGAAAATGGGAGATAGAATCGTATTTCGTAGATACGCTCGTCTTGCAACTGTACCTATCCCTCTCGTCGATGGAATTACGCCTCCAGGGGCTCCATTGTCGGCAACGGATATTAAAGCGCAAGTCGACTTCTACGGAAACTTCGTGACAATCACGAACCAAGTAGAGCTAACAGTTGAAGACCGCGTTCTTAACGAGGCTTCTAGACTGCTTGCTCAGAACATGGCTCAGACAATCGATGAAGTAACAAGAGATGTTCTTGCTTCTACAAGTTCAGTTCTTCAGTGCTCTAACGGTGTTAACGGTAACACTCCTACAGAGCTTACTAAGGCTGATATTGATACAGCAGTTAAGACGCTTCTTGGAAACGACGCCGAGATGATTTCTGAAGTCATGATCGGTCGCGACCAATTTGCGACTGCACCAGTTAGACCTGCTTTCTGGGGTTACCTAGATACTGATCTTCTAGATGACCTTGAAGCTGTTTCTAACTTCCTACATTCATCCCAGTATCCTGGCGATGGAAAAGATGTTCTAGATGCTGAATGGGGCGCAACAGGAAACGTTCGCTGGCTTTATACGTCAGTCGGAAGTGTTTCTTCTGCTTCACCTGCTGTCTACAACAACTTCATTGTAGGTAAAGAAGCGTACGCCGTTGCGCATTTGCGCAGCGAAACCGGTGAATTCTATGTAGAGCCTCTTG